GAATGATTGAATGATTGATTGCACCGCTATCACGCCCACTCGCCTGGGCAGCACATGTAAAGATATAAAAAGGCACAAAAAAAGGCCAGCCCGTAGGCTGACCTTGCACCATCACTCATCGATGGTGATTTCTGGCACATCCAGTTCGGTGCCACGCTCTCGATACATCTCACGGTCTTCATCGAGCTCTGCGACGTAGGTGCCTTCATAGCGTGCTACATGGCACACATAAGACACCGAAGCCTCATTGCTCCAGACGTGCTCTGATGCATCGACAGCTGCTCGAGCCTGGACATCATCCTTACAATTACGCACAAGGATAGTGCGACCTCCTTTGAACTTCCAATACTCAATAGGAGGGTTATTATGGATACCATAATTCTCCTTGTATTGGCAGAACACGATGTAGGTGGATCGTTCCGCAGTAGGTTGCGAGCCTTTGTTGTTATCCATGGGGGAAAGTAAAAAAGGGGTGGGTCACACCCCTGTATTACACGTGTATATTACTTACACGCTAGGCGATATGTGCTCTCGCTACGCTGGACATCCTTCCGGATAATCAAGGCTTTAGGCCACAGACTACGGATGAACTTCTGATAAGCTTGAGCGTGCCGTTCTTCATCAAACTTGGCATAGCCAAGGTCTTTGAAGACAGGACACTTCCAACTTACTTCGATTGCCCAGCGATACGGAGCAGAGTGAAACCACTCTTTATCGCTAATCTCGTTTTTCATTTGTTTCCTTTCTATCACCCCATTGCTGGGGAAAGTTGGGCACCTTACGGGTGCTAGTCGTCGCTAGTCCTCTGAGTTCGCTAGAACCACAAGGACGAGCACTATGATAGCGATTGTGCTCATAAACTACAATAAATGGGGAGGATTGCCTCCCCATGATGACTACACGGACTAGCGTTCGTAACCGCTGACCCGCAGGTAGCGAAGCACCTTGACAAGACCTTGAGCCTTAACCTTGTAATAGGCGTGCTCGGTCTTGGCATGATGCATCTCCTTGCGGATACTACGGATGAACAAAGCCCACGCCCTGCTGCCCTCTTTGGGACCGAACAGGGACATGAGATGCTTCCGGAACTCGCCACGGCTCTTGACAGCCTTCATGCCAGGGTTACGCAGCTTGTGGAGCTTCATAGTCCACTTGTCGCGTTCCTTGCAGGTGTCAAGGTAGGAGGCGAGAACACCAGAAGTGTTCGTCTTCACGTCGTTTCCTTTTTTTGCTTGTTGATGATTGCACCTCACAGCCCCGAGGTGCTTGGGGAAAGGAAAAGAAAGGACTCCAAGAAGTGGGGAGGTTGCCCTCCCCACGATTACCAGCCATTGGAACTTAGCGGTTAAGCCTTATTCTTCTTGGACTGCCCAGGGCGTTCGACACGCTCTTCACGCGTCACGCCCATCTCTTCGCAGCGGATATTGAAGTCGTCTTCGCTCTCGAAGAAGCCCTTGCTGATGAACAGGACAGCGTGATTGCTGGCCTGACCAACAGTCAGGAAGTGCTTCGGGAGGACGATGACGCCGATGGTCTTCTGACCATTAGCGAGGCGGAAGTTAGCCGCAATCGTAATGGCAGAGCCGTCGATAACTTTGATAACCGAGTCCAGAGCAACCGCCTCGAGTTCGGGGCGATTGTAGGGGTCGTTTTTGATGTTCGACATCTTGGAGTTTCCTTTCTAACCAACAAGGGCTTACTCAGCCCCCTGCTGTGCTGGTTTATGCTACCAGCAATAGCCTAGACGCTAGCGTATCAATACGCACCCCGCCTAATGGGAAAGTTAAAGGAAACTAACACGCTTGCACGACTGCACGGATTTGACCTGTCTAGATGTTTCACGGCTCTGCGTCCCTGCCCGACCTACAATGGCAGTAGTATTACGCACTTACAAAGATTGCCCGGTATTGATACTTCGGCGTAAGTGTCCCTACGCTATTTTCTCACGCTATCACGCCTACGCCTATGGTTTAGCGTATCGTGCTAACAGTTTCCGTCCGCAACCCCTTCGGATTGTCCGTTACTTTGGAGGGTTTGCCCCCGCTTGCATCTGACAGATAAGACGCCCCCGTAGGGTGTCCCGTTTGCCTTGCCTGCTTAAACTTTCAAAGAGCATAGGGTGATTAACCCTATATAGATACAATGGAGATTTAGGGGTTATCCTGCAATCCCCGATTGATAGATTGAGCGTTTTTTACAACTTTTTAACGAAAAAAAACGTAAAATAAGTGTAAAAAATAGGGGGGGAGGGGGTCTTTTACATTTGTAAAAGATTGCAGGCCTGATTGATTCCAACACCCATAATTTTTTACAAAAGACCTCTGTCAATGTCATCTTTGTAAACTTAACGTTCAAATAGTTTACAAACAATCATGTCAATAGAGGTGCTAGAAATCTGCTGACCTCCTTTTATTATCTTCTATTTATATCTTCTATTACTATATGTGCCAGAAATCTGGCGCCCCCCCCCTCAGAAATCTGGCACCCCCCCTCTATTTTTCAGGTGGGTGGTATGATTTTTTAAAATTTTTACTTGCGACAATCGATATCTCTGGTAGAGTTATCGATATGTATAAAGAGAAGTTTATTGCAGAAAACTTCAATATCAATAAAGCCAAACTTATCGAGTTGAGAAAGTCTGGTGTATTTGAGATTGGCGAAGATTATGTCAAGAAGGACAAGAATAACGGGACGTTTGTAATTCTATGGACAGAGAAGGGCTTGAATAAGCTTGTTGTCATTACGGGGGCTTCTTCCAATGGCAGGACACCCGACCTGCAATCGGATAATGGGGGTTCGACTCCCCCAGCCTCCACCATTTCCGGGTGCGTAGTTCAAGGGTCAGAACCTACTGCTCATAACGGTCAAGATGCTGGTTCGACTCCAGCCGCACCCACGGGGACTGTTCCTGCCATCGTTAGAAGCAAGTATCCCAACAAGCGTCTTGTAAGATGCGAGATAAGAGGGGAGACTGTCAATGTGGCTGTAAGGGACTCCTCGCAATTGAGAGTTAATTCAATTATCAATGCCAGACATAGGGGTGGGAGATGGGTCGGTGATTTTCGAGTTGCTTCTAACGGAAGAGTTTTTATTTCTTAATATACCTATGAAGTTTAAAAAGCATGGCAAGGCACACGAAGGCAGAGAATCCAAGTCTACCGAAAAGCGTGAGGACAGCAACGCTGAGTATCGTAATGCCGAAAAGAAGATGAAGATGATTGAGACTGCGATGCACGGCAATAAGTCTGGTATCCGTCAGTCCAAGAATTTTCGAGGCAAGTGATTGCAATCGATAATATGGTAACCCGTGCTCGCCATCATCGTGAAAACCCGGGTCCCAATACAAAGGCCAGATATTGGTCTTTCAAGGCATGGTAAGCAAGGTGTCTTCTTTCCTGTCGACCTTGATGCCGAGGACGAAGATGAAGACATAGACCTTTGCGACAGCAATAACTTTCTCTGATGGCAAACATAGACCCAAAGGAAAATCCGTTTCTTCTCAGCGAAGAAGGGAGTGGCATTGATTGGCAGATGCTTCGTGAGAAGTTCACGGGAAGAAGCAATATATTCTTCAACAATGAAAATTATGGCGGAACCAGAGGGTTTAGGGAAAACAATGGTTGGACAATCCCAAATCTTCTCCTTGACCCATCTGTCAAATACAGGGTTTTCAGGGGTGATAATTATGCAAGCGATATCTTAACGACGGGAAAGATACCCGGAAGTTATAATGTCGGAGAAAATCTTCCTCTTGGGATATTTTTCAATCAAGGTGTCCCTCTCTGGAGTTATGCTTCTACTCCAGGTCAAAGATATATCCTCGCAACACTTGGCGACAAGTGGGGAGATAGGCGTGGAAATGCACCTGATAAACAATTCGCACTTCCAGACGATTGGCATGAAGGAGGAACTGAATTACATCCGTCAAAAGGAGATGTTGGTCCAAACGCAGTCCAAGAGGCGAAAATAACAATTCCTTCCCATGAGGGTGGTTCTCAGACGACAAAAGGACTTTCCGAATTGAAATTTGAAATCTCAAATATTTCAAGAAGGATGAGTAATCTGGCAAATCTTTCTTTCGTCTGGGGTATGGACAAAGAAGAAAGAAAACGTGAAAAAGTTTCGGATGACCTATATGACGAAGAATCTATCAAGTCGCTGGATGATTATATTGAAAGGCATCATCCGGAAGTTGCTGAAGATTTCAGGATTGAAACATCTGATTTGCGCAGGTCAATCAAGGAACTTGACGATAAGATAGATGCAAGTCATGCGAATAAAAATCAAGACGCAATCGACGCAAGTTATCAAAGGTCTGACTGGAGACGTGAAAAGCAGGATATACAAAAAGAAATTACTGACCTTAAACTTGAATCTTTCATGCCTGTTTTCAAGAAAAGCAGGGACGAAATGCAGGCAAAAGAACTCAGGGATTTGATTACTCCTGAAAGAATTGAGTTGGTGAAAAAGCATGCAAAGTGGCTTTTGGATACTCGTGATTTCATAAGGGACACGCTTGTATCAGACCAATATACTCCGCAGCAGAAAGCAATACTTACTTCAAACCGTGGAGATTACGGCTCAGCGTTGCATGCTTATAAGAATGGTCTTGATTCTCTTGACTTTCTTCTTTCTGACATCGGATATTCTCAAGGAAATAATATCGTAGGAGGCGGCATGCGAGACAATGCCCTTGGAATGGCGTTGGAAGAAGTATCCGGAAAAAAAGTGTGGTCGCAACAGGCAAAGACAGACCCTGACCTTTTCACAAGAAAAGTATTTGCTCAGCTTGGAACCGTCCTGACCGGAATGGATGATGTCGGACCTGGACTTCCCGTGATAGGAACTGCGGCACCTGAAGGAAGATTTTTTCCAAGTTATGAAATAAATCAAACTCCAAGATATCTTCCTCTTTCCATAAACCCTGCTTCTCCGAACTTAAACACGCTTAGTCCAGCCATAAGACAGGAAGATTATTTCCTTGATGTGACTAATAACAGAAGTTATGTATTAGGACCTACCGGAGATAAGGTCTACGTAAATCCATCTGATGAGGCTTCGTTCAAGGACGCACAAGATGCTTGGCGTATAAAAGGAAGATTTACCGGAGAACCTGTTGTTTCAGACAGCGGAAGAATTACGGTTGGGCGACTACAATGGCCTCACCTTGGAAAAGAAGGTGCGATGTATTCCGAGTCCTTGCCTGTCACTAGATATACCGCACCATGGCAATCCGTCGAACAGATTAAGGAAAGCAAATATTCGATTTATGACAAACTGAAACCATATGGACCAGATGTTGAATATTCAGACCTTGAGTCCAATATAACATCAATTCAGGTTGGTGTGGGTGAGGAAAGGTTGAAGCATATCGGAGAAAGAGTGACATGGGAAGGGCAATTGCCCGGAAAGGGAGTCAAGCTTGCAAATGGAGATACTGTCATATGGGTTCCTAATCCAAAGGAGCTTATTGCTAAATACGGAACTTCTTCCGCTATGGATAGGGATTTCTTGAAAACACTCTTTGCAATTCCTGAAGATAAGAAATCAAGACCCACATGGGTAAAACTTGAAGGAACCGGATTTAAGGAAAAAAGAACCCAAAGAACATTCCAATTTCCGTCTGGAGAGTTTGATTTGAATTCAAGCGCAAGACCTTCTGTTCTTCTCAAGGTAAATCCAGACAATCCTACCGGGTTTGATATCGTAAGAGAATGGAACAACGACCCGAATGAAAAAGGATTGAAACCTATCCCTACCGAAGCTGCTCCTCAACATGTCTATAGGGATGCATTGATTAGATTTGCAAGAGAAGTGGTAGAACCTATTGCAAAAACCACGTTAGATGACGAGATAAGAAAAGAATATGAAGCTCTTGCACACATAACTGATGACAAGCAAAGGCATGAACTTTCAATTCAACAAGGAACGCTTTATTACCATGATAGGCAAAATTCTTATCCTTTCATCAAAGGATATAATACTGCTGAAGATTTCGCAGACCAGGTATTGGCTGGAAAAAAAGTCGAAGGTCTTGAAAAGATGCTTTATGCCGGTTCTACGGCAAGAAGAGCACACCCTGCGGAATTAGCACAAACCGTAACTCCTGGATATACTCTCATAAAAAACCTAGTAGATGAGTCTACGGTAGGAAATCCTAACTACGGCAAGCTTGGCTCTAACTTTGGTCCTCAACTTGAAAAGTTGTATGACACGGGCGTGATGATGGAGCAACACATGGACAGATACACGAAAGGCTTTGCAAACAAATACGCAAACAATCCAAGCTTTAGAGCCGGAGTTCACAATGCCACTATAGATGCCGCAGGAAAATACGGACCTGGCTTGCTCATGTCCGCAATGGCTGGCGTTAATATTGGCTCAAAGATGAGCGAAGGTATGCCGTTCTATAAGGCGGCTCCTGCGGCTGCTGGAGAGATGGGTCTTGGCTATCTTATGTTTAAATACTTTGATAGATACCTTGGCGGAGTTACTATGATGGGCGATGCCACAATTGAGGGTGCAAATAGAAGAAGGGCTGAAGAAGCTGCAATTCGTGCAGAGCGTCAGCCAGAGATTGCTCGTTCTGTTGCAAACGCAATGTTCAATCCTATTGATAAGCAGAAAGTCGATTGGAATCTTCTTGAAAAGATGGAAGCCGAAAGGGTCAAAAAGGTTGAAACCAAGAAAAAAGAAGAAGCGTATCAACAATGGCTTGACAAAAACGACATTTTCGCAAAAGACGTCATATGAGTATCTCCAAAATCATCGACAAGATGACAGACCATCCTGTTCTGAAAAAGCCAGACGAGGAGACAATCAGAAACCTTGTAGACAATAACGGCATTGATTATGTCACAAAACTCATTCAGCTCAGGGAAGACAAGATAACTGCTGAAAAAGAAGACCCTTATCGTCACGGCTATGAGCCGTTTCATTGGAATGAGGCGGACAAACTGCTAAAGGAAAAGGACGAACTGCTTATTCTTGGTGGCAATCGTGCAGGTAAGACGGAGTATGCCGCAAAGAGGGCTATCTATACGCTTGTCAACAAGCCAAACTCCATCGTGTGGTGCATCCATACCACATCCATGTCTTCCGTCCAGATGCAGCAGAACGTAATCTGGAAATACATTCCTAACGAATATAAGACAATCAAGAAGGGACGCATCACAAACATCCAATACTCCTTGAAAAACGGCTTCTCTAATAACTCTTTTGTTTTCCCCAACGGTTCTCAATGCATCTTCATGAATTATGCACAGGACAAGGTGGTTATCGAAGGCGGAGAGCCGGACTTTATCTGGTGCGACGAGCTTGTTCCGCTTGATTGGGTGCAGACGTTGCGATACCGTATTCTTACAAGACTTGGAAAACTGCTGATTACCTTCACTCCCATCAACGGATTTTCGCAGGTAGTCAAAGAGTATGTCAGCGGATGCAAGTTCGTCAAAACAGAGAGGGCAGAAATACTTTCACAGAGTCTAATCCATGTAAACGGATGCCCAAAAGGTCACATGCCGTTCACGGCTGAAGCCAGAACCAAGAACGCAGGCATAATTTGGTTTCATTCCAAGTTCAATGTCTATTCTCCGTTTGAGAGAATGGTCAAAGAACTCTCCTCAAAGACAGATTATGAGAAAAAAATCCGAGCATACGGGTGGGCACAGGCTCTGGTAGGCTCTCAATTTCCGATGTTTGGTGAAAACCATATCATTCCTCACGATAAAATCCCAAAGGAGGGCACAGTTTTCATGTCTTGCGACCCTGCTGGTGCAAGAAATTGGTTTATGCTGTGGGCAAGATGCACAGAAGATGGCAAAATCTTTATTTTCCGTGAGTTTCCAGATGAAAGTTATGGCGAGTGGGCGTTGGCTGACTCAAAAGCGGATGGTCGTGAGGGTCCTGCCCAGCGTGCTGGGGCTGGTCGTGGCATAGATGAGTATAAAGACCTCATCTCATCGATGGAGGAAGAAGAGGAAGTGGCAGAAAGATACATTGACCCCCGTGCCGGTGCTACGCAAGCAATTGGCAGGGATGGCGGAACGTCATTGATTGACCTTCTCAATACTGGAGACAACCCGATGTTCTTCAAACCGTCCGCTGGTATCAAGATTGACCAAGGTATTTCAATTATCAACGATTGGCTGTCTTACGACATGAGCCAACCCATCTCTGGTATCAACGAACCTAAACTTTTCATCTCTGATAAGTGTCAAAACCTTATTTATTCCCTGCGTGAGTGGACAGGACAGGACAATGATAAGGGTGCTACAAAAGACCCTATTGACGCATTGAGATACATCGCAGTAATGAACCCTTCCCACGAAAACGGTAGCACTTTTACACCCATCGGTGGAGGTTCTTATTGATTTTTGTCAAACTTCGTCTAATTAAGTATTATGTCCGAGCAAATCTGGGGTAACCCATCCGATAAAATCGCTTATTCCAGCGATAAGCCCAATATTCGATATCTTAGCGATGAACTTAACCGTTCTCTCTATTATGGCGGCAATATGTCGAGACTTACCACCTCGGACGACCAGAGAATGTGCAGATGGGAGGGGCAGAGCGACGACGGCAAGAAGCACGAAGAGTATCTTGGTCATGAACCCTTCCCGTTTGAGGGTGCTTCCGATGTCCGCAACAGACTAATCGACAATACCATCAATCAGCTCGTGATGCTGGTGATGACCGCTTGGCAAAGAGCCAACATCAGAGTTAACGGCATCGAGATGAATGATGCCGAGAAGTCTGGTGCCGCACAGACCCTCATGCATTGGATTGTCAACAACCGAATGCGTGGCGAACTCGAAAGAGAAGCGGAAATCTGGGCACAGTATGCTTTTCAGTTTGGTTGGTCGGCTATGCACATCGGTTGGGATAGACGAGTCGCAAGAAGAAACGACACCATCACCATGTCCGACATCGGACAGGCTGCACAGCAGGGCAACGTGATGCTCCAGCAGGTGTTCGAGTCGCTTCAGAGCAAGACAGTCAGCGACCTGTCCGTTCTTCTCATTTCTCAGTCTCTTCTTTGCGAAGAGAAGGAAGCAAAGAGAATTATCAAGGGACTTATCGAAGACGGTTCTGCCGTATACGAGCAGCCCTATATCCAGAGAAACCTTCCTGTCGTCGCCGCACTCAAGCCGTTTGACGAAATCGCTTTCCCTCCCGAAACCGTAGAACTTCAGGAAGCCAGAATGATTTTCAAGAGAACTTTCATGAGCGAGGTTCAACTCAAGAGCATCGGTCTTTCCGAAGGTTGGGATGATGAGTTCATCGATGAAGCCATCAATACCGCCGGCAAGTCTGGCTATCTTCACGACTCCAATCTTATCCCCCTTATCAACTCGGTGCCTAATGCGGTTGAAAAGGCCAATAATCTCATCGAAGTCGTGTATTGCTATGCAAGACAGTTGGACAAGAGCAACAAGGCTGCAATCTACTACACCGTGTTCTGTCCGCAGACACGCAACGACCTTTTCGGCAAGCACGAAATCCTCGACTACGCACACGGAGAGTATCCGTTCGTAGAACTCCGCAGAGAGCGTCTTCGTCGCCCTGTCGTCGAGTCCAGAGGTATTCCTGAAATCCTGTTCACGGAGCAGGAAGAACTCAAGGCACAACACGATGCCACCAGAGACAGAACCGCAATCGAGGTAATGCCTCCTCTGATGGTCACCAAGAGACTTGCCAATAACCAGCGTATCGGTCCTGGTCAGTTGCTCCCCGTCAACAGCAAGGACGATTACATGTGGCTTCCCCCACCCAGCGGAACTCCTGTTACTGCGTTCAACCTCATGGATAGGATTGAGCAGAAGGTCGCAGTCATGTTCGGTCTTTACCATCCCAACGTCGTCCCCACGCAGACGCAGACCACGCAGCAGTTCATCGTCAACACCTTCTTCTCCGCTTGGTCGCAGGTCTATCGCCAGATGTTCTGTCTCTCGATGCAGTATATGCTTCCAGAGGAAATCGAGAGAATTACCGGCATGAAGCTGGAGTTCCAGAACCACGATATCAATCAGATGTTCGACTTCTCCATCAAGTTTGACGTCAAGGAACTCGACACCAACTTTGTCATCGAGAAACTCAAGGCAATCAATCAGTTTGTCCTTCCGATGGACACGGGTGGCAACATCGACAGAAGCAAACTCATCAAGGCTACCATTGACGCTATCTCGCCAGAGTCCGCCAGAGACATCTTTATCGACCAGAAGACAGCCACACAGAAGCAATATGCTGATGTTCAGAATGACCTTGTTAAGATGATGCTGGGTCTTGAGGCTCAGTATGTCGAAAATGACCCGCAGGCTGGCGTTAAGATGCAGGCTATGCAGGATATCCTGTCAAAGAACCCGAAGGCTCAACAGGCTGCCAAGAGCGATGGCGTATTCCAGGCTCTGCTTCAGAACTATCAAAAGAACCTCCAGATGAGCATCATGCAGCAGCAGAATGCCCAGATTGGCAGGACGGGTGTCTCCCCTGTCGGAGATAAACTCAAAGAGCAGATGTCTGCCGGAGAACCCATTGAACCTACCGCATGAGCGAAGATATCAAAAGCAAAGTCCAGAACTCACTCGTTTTTCACCAAAGCGACCTCTGGGACTCAATCGTTTGGATTATTGACGAGGCATACAAGTCCGAGTCGATGATTGCAATCTCACAGTCAATAGACGAGCAGAAGCGTAGCCACCAATGTGGCAGGGTCGATGGTATTGCATTTGTCAAAGACCTTCTTGAAAGCACAAGGGCTGTTGCACTTGACAACGCAGGAAGAAAAAAGTCTTGACCTTCTGTAAAAACGTGTCAACTTGTAAGTAAGTTCTGCATTCCTTTCAATGAATGCTGTAAAAAATTCTATGGATAACAATCCTGCTGATAACGGTGAAGCACAAAACCCCGTGGAAAACGATGTCGGAGTCGTTCAAAATGAAATCCCGGATTTTAGCAAAAGACTAGAATCCATTCTGTGGGCCGAACCTCAGAATATAGGCAATTCGGAACCTATGGCACAATCCGAAGAAGTCCAGACGGAAGACAAGGAAGCAAAAGCGGAAGGTTCGCTCGACGGAGCAAACCAAGTAGCGGAAAGCGACCCCACGGCAGAGGATGGCAACCAAGTTCCTTCAGATGAAGAAGTAGAAAACGCAGAAACCGGAGTTAAATCCGAAGGCTTTCAGAAGCGTATTGACAAGCTCACCTACATGCGAAAGCAGGCAGAAGAGCAGGTCGAGAAACTTACAGAAGAAGTAAACTCGTATAAGATAAGGCTGGAGCAGGTTGATTCACTTCAATCCAGACCAGCCCCGACAGTGGACAATCCTTTCTCCGACTTGATTGACGAAGTAAAGATTAAGGCTGAATACGAAACTGCCAGAGAACTAAGGTTTAAGTGCGAAGAAAACCCAGAAGGCTTTGTGTTGGGAGAGAAGGAATTCTCTCACGATGAAGTCAGACATATGCGTTTGAACGCAATGAAGGCGATGGAAGTTCACCTGCCCAAGCAACTTCAGTTTGTGAAGGCAAAGAATGAATTCGACAAGATTGCATCAGAGCAGTATCCGTGGTTCAGCAAGCCAGACTCGCAAGAGTATAAGCTTGCCCAAGAAACCTTGAATAACTTCAAGAATTTCAAGGCGTATCCGGATTACAAATTGTTTGTCGGTGATTATGTTCAGGGTTTTATGGCACGAACTGCTAAGTCCATCAAGAAGAGCCAGCCTGCAAGGGCAGTTCCTTCTATGGGCGTAAAACCTACTTCATCTCCTGTGATTTCTAGCAAGGTGGACGCTACGGCTAGAAATATCGAGGCACGATACGCTAAATCGCAAAATCGTGACGACTTGAAAAAGGCTGTGTCCAGATTCCTCTAACCTAACCCCCCTACCCACATACCACTATGGCTATGCTATTCGAACGCGACCTCTCCCAGTCCAACAAGCTTGGACGAAGAGAAGAAATCGCTAACCTCATCTCGCTCGTCGATGCGAAGGATACCCCCTTCACCTCGATGGCACGCAAGGGCGCTCAGCCCCAGCAGACTTTCTTCCGCTGGCAGGTTGACTCCCTCCCCGAACCCAAGACAGACGGCACCGTTGACGGCACCGATGTCTCCTCCAACGATTACGAGAACTTCGTCAAGACCTCTTCGAAGCAGTATCGTAACGAAATCGGTAACTTCATCCAGATTTTCAGACGCTCCACGAGAGTCTCGAAGCTCACTCAGTCCAGCGTGACAAACATCGCTGGCGTTAAGGATGAACTGCAGAACAACGTCTCCAAGGCTATGACTCTCCTCAAGAGAGACATGGAAAAGACGATGTGCTCCGCTAACTCCGCCCAGGCTGAAAAGACTGTCTCTGGCTCTGTCGTCCCCTACAAGACCCGTGGTCTTGACAAGTGGCTCGTCAAGGCTGCCGACAAGGACACTAACGAAACCGCTGCTATCGTTCCGGACGAATTCTGTCTTCCGTATAACTCTGGCGACGCTACGTCTTCGTCCATCGTCTCTGGCAACCTCGCTGACCTCACGGAAACGACCCTCCAGAACCTCCTCACCTCCATCTACAAGCAGACCGGTCAGTATAAGACCTACGACTGCCTTGCTGGTCCGCTGATGAAGAGAGCCTTCACGAACCTCGTCTTCACGACAAAGCAGGTTCCGGGTGACGACCTCTCCCCCACGGAGTCGGTGCGTAACTTCAACAGAGACGCTTCCGCCAATACCTACACCTCGTCCATCGATGTGTTTGACGGCGACTTCGGTCAGCTCCGCATCCACCCGTCCCTGTTCCTCAAGAACTTCACGGTTGGCTACGTCATCCCGTTCGACCTCGTGGAAATCCGTTATGGCGGCAATGTCGCTGAAATTACGGCTCTCCCCGACTACGGTGGTGGTCCTGCTAGACTCATCGAGGCTGTGGCTGCTCTCTGCGTCCATAACCCGCTGGCTTTCGGCAAGCTCGACCTCGCCTAAGCGATAGTGTCAGACATATTCCAAAGTCTGGCTGATGCAATTCCCTCCCATCTCCGCAAGGGGGTGGAGAGGGAACTCATCAATGGCTGGCAACTCAATGAAGTCAAAGACAAGATTGAGGTCAAACGCCTTGGTGAATTTCACAAAAACAATGTCGCAAAGCCCATTGACGGCATTGGAGAATTAAGGGCAAGCATACCCCCGAGTGCTTTTCATTATTGGGGAACTCGTCTCGGCTACGAATGCTGGGAGGATAGACAATTTCTTAGGGAGTTTATCAGAGATAACCCCGAAACCGCCGTCAGAAACAGAATGAAGCGAACAATGGTTCGTGGTGCTGTCTTTACTGCCGACGGATACCTTACATGAGAACTATTGATTTTGAAACCGTAATGGTTCAAGCTCTTCAGGTCTGCGGTCTTGATAGATACAACATCAACGACCAGACTTTTGGTCAGGTTCGTGACTTCGCCAACAACCGTATTCGGTTTGCTTGGGAGTATGATGCCTGGCCCGACCTTATCAGAAGCGTCAGATTTCCTGTGACGCATACAGGCTCTATTCATTACATCACAATACCTAATGATGGTGTTGTTACCAATACGGAAGGCACATTCAAGGTCGATGTAGGCACGGTCATGCAGGTTACTGTGGAAGACCCCAGAACCACCGGCAAAGTCAAGGACGTAGGCTTCTCATTCGACGAACAGGAGCAGGTTCTTAGCAACTTCGTAACAACCTCTGTCAGACGCATCATTGTCAATAACATCGATGCGACAGAACTGTTTGTTACCTTCAGAGTCAATTGTCCAGAACTTGTAGGAGAAATCTGGAAGTCTAACACTACATACAATCCCGGCGATATTGCCTATTACGCCTATAACACAACAGGCGACTACTTTGCACCAATAAGAGGAACTACTCTTGCTGGAAAAAAGGGGAACTTCTGGAAGTGCCTTGTTCAAACGAGCGAAGCACCTAACCCAACAGGAGCAACCCTTCCTTCTATCGGAGACAAGTGGGAAAAGGTCAAAATCCCTCAGTTCATGGGTCAATACATGATTAAGGGTATTCATTCCGATTGGCTCAAGTCAGAGCAAATCATTGAGGCTGGACTTGCTCTTGAAAAAGACGCTCTCATACTCCTTGACTTCGAGATTAACAAGATTATCGTCCAGCAAGGTCAATCTCCAAGAATTAAATTCAACCAAATCTACTAGCCATGTCTCATATCCATATTTCCTCTCCTTTCTTCTCTAAACTTACTCACGAAGAAGGCACAATTGGCACTACTATTGAGAATATCCTTGATGCTGTAAAGCCCGGCGAGAAGCGTATCCTTCTTATTATTCAGAACAAAGGTTCTACGGATGTGATTACTGCAATTCTTAGCAGCGACCCTGCCGTTACTTCTGGAATTAATATCCAGCCTAATCAGTTGATTTCTTTTGATAATTACAATGGCCCTCTGCGTTGCAAGTCTTCTGGTGCTACCAGCATTCTTCATGTAGCATTTGCTAATGTTTAATAAGCTGCTAAGAACTAACGGAATTGGAAACGGTTTCGTAGATAGCCTCACTTGGGGAGGTAGCGTGCTTCCTTATTATCCCGCATATGGGACATATATTTCATCTTCTTGCGGAAATTCTGCCGGAATAGGACAGTATGATGTGGTTACTGACGCACTTGGAACTCAATTTAGTGTATCTGTTGAGGTATGGAATCAGTTAGCAGATGGTATTGGTGGTTCTTTTTGGACTGACAGTTATACTTCAAATGTTTCTCCGTGCTTTTATCCTTATGGATATGTCTATGATGGATTTGTCAATACAACCCTAAGCTGGTCTGCTCCCAATGGAGACAATGGCACATTTGTTTGGGGTGAACATTGGGATGTTAATTATTATGATGGCACAGGAGGAAGTATCCACGAGGATGGAACATTTAATCAATATGAATATGGTTATGTAATAAGCAGTAATGATGCAGCAGGCCATGTAGTTAACCTGCAAAATGGAAATTGGGCATTTTGGTATGGATATGGATACTATCTTGACCAAGAACAACAAAGCGTGTATGTGTATCCATGCTCAATAGTAACACCATTTTATGTTGGTTGGAATAGTTATGATATTTTTGCAGATGGGGCAGGTGGAACTTATTCTAGTTTTGCTGATTATTCATATGAACCATATGGTACTTTTATTGGCAACTGCGGAGATTATAATTACTATTCTAATGGAGAGGGTAGCTACTATCAGGGAGAATACACCGGTGAAACCGGATATCCTCCATATGGAACTTATTTAAGCGGTGGAAATGGTGGAAATTACACAATTTCTACTGCATGTGGAGATATGATTGTCGGAGACTATTGGGACGATGTAGACTATGCTGATGGAAATGGTGGTTATTATAATGATGGAACAAGTTATTATAATTATCTTTCTTATGGAACTCAGGTTGGAAATTGTGGTGGATATAACTATTTCTCTGATGGCTCTGGAGGATATTACACAGAAGATGATGGTTCCGGTGGAGGCGGAGGTTGTCCTTCGTATGGCACATATGAAAGCAGCGGTTCTTACAACCTAACCTATCAAATCAACAATGTGACTGTAAATATTGGAACTTATAATTATGACAATCTTGCTGATGGAAATTGCGGCAGTTACCAAAATGGAAGCACTACTTGGTATTCTTACGGAGAAGAAGTATGGCAAGAGACAGTTCTTGACCCATATTCAGGAATATGGTTTACACTTCATTGGCGCTCTGACGGAAACGGCGGAGTTTACGCAACACTTTAATTTACCCTAAACTACCATGATTAAACTAGAAATCCCGAAGGGCTGGACAGCGTTCTACGACCCTAAGACAAACAAGGTTTTTGGACTCTCTGAGTTCAAGAATGGCGGTAAGGCTGACACAGCCCTTACACTTATCTCAAAAGAGACAAAGGAAGAAGTTCTTGCTGAACTTGCTAAGCTTGGTCTTACATACACGGAGCCTAAGAAGTAATGACTCTTTTTCTCTCCATCGTTGCCTTCCTTGGTGGCGTTTATGTCGGTGCTCGCTATGGTGAAAAACTTAGAAGTCTCTGGCGTGCCCTGTTTGGTTAATGCCTCCCGTTGCTCCACAACCGCTGATTGATGGCGACCAAGGGTTCATTGGCTTGAACTCTAGGGACAATCCGCAGATTTTGCAGAAGGGACAGGTAACCAAATCGGTTAACATGCGTCTCAATAGAGGCGTTGCTACCGTAAGAAAAGGCCTTAAGAGACTTACTCCTGGCGGTCTTTCCGGTGTTTCGCTTAGGAATGTAACTACGTTCAGAAACTCCGTTGGACAAGATTTGGTCATATTGATTGCCTCTAATGCTATCTACACATACAATACAGTTACTGCTGCAGTTGTTGGACCTATCTTATTTGAAGGAGTAGGAGTTGGAACTATCAATGAGACTGATGAGGTAGACGCATTTCAGGCTGGTGGAAACCTGTTTATTCTCAGAGGGTTTAACAAGCATCCTCTCAAGTGGATTCAAGATGCTTCATCTGTGCTTCTTGCTCCGCCTACAACCGGTGGCAACGTATTCCCACACAGTCCTCATGGTATATATTCTAACAACAGAATTATACTCAAGTCTAGTTCTGATGAAATTAGCGTTTCTCATTATCTTGACTTTACACATTTCAACTTGCTTGATGTTTTCAAGATTAATGATGGCTCTAACGACGAAATCGTAGCCATTGCACCTTGGGTGCTTAATGAGTTTGTGGTGTTCATGCGTAATCGCATGTATTATGCCTCTGTTGGTGCCGGTGCATACAATGAAGGAGATGCCCCTCTTTCTAACGATTCGTATGTCAAGGTTCTTGCTACGGACATTGGTTGTATTGCAAGAAAGACAATTGCACAGGCTGCAGGTGGCATGATGTTCCTGTCTGACTTCGGCGTATACATGATGCAACCCCAGAACGCCACAACCCCAGAAGGTATGAGAGCTGGCATTATGGGAGAGCCTATTTCAGCACCAATCGATGATGTTATCCTTAGAATTAATCAAAACGCTGTCAAAGATGCCTGTGCTATTTACTTTGACAATAGGTATTATCTTGCGGTTCCGCTTGATGGTTCTACAAGAAACAACGCTGTTCTTGTCTATAATTTTATCAATAAAGCATGGGAGTCTGTTGACACATTCCAATCTGGAATGGACATATCTTTCATGATTACAGGTCTTTACAATAACAGAAAACGCTTGTTTTATGTTGATAAAGACTACGGTATCTTTCTTTCTGAAGAGCTTGAGTATGGTGACGAGTTTGACGACGGCACTAGTAATAACGTTCTTCCGTTCCCGTTGCCATTTACACTTGCTAACAACATTTCGTTTACCAGATACAATGTCAATGGTGAACTCATTACACGCTCATACAACATGGGTCAGTCTGAAGATAAGAGGTATTCTTCCGTTGAGATTGACTTAAACACCACAGGTGGTGCTATTATCAGTTCTTACGCTGTAACAGAAAATCCTGATATTACGCATCTTCTTGAGGTTTTTGGCTCTCCAGAGAGCGAAGATGGCACTAGAGACTTGCCAATTCGCAAAGTTGCGGCATCTTGTTTTATTAGATTGACATCTCAAAATGGCAGACCTACTATCAGGTCGATAACAGTTAACGCCAATAGCATTGGCAGCAATATTCGCTCTACTAAATAATTATGGCTGACCTAATTCCAGGAGAAAACTTTGTAAACGGACAACAGGTTGATGATACCCGTCTCAATAACCACGTTGCCGGTGCTAGACTGACCGCAGAGGCTATTTCCAGCCGTGACCTTGTGCCTACCAAGGCTATGGAAAACGGCGACCTTTTTCTTGTCAAGGATGCGTCTGATGCTGCCCTTAGAAGTGCCAAACTTGAGGACGTAAGACAGTCCAACCTTCCTCTGGCTGCTAGCACTCTTTCTACCACAGGAACTGCCACGATTGGTGGCAATACTACCGTTGCTGGCACGCTTGCTACAACGGGAAACATCTCTACGTCTGCTGGCAACATTACTTCTGCTGGCAGCATTACGGCTACAAACGGACTTAGCGGTGCTTCACTTACCACCTCTGGTAATGCCAGCGTCGGCGGTGCTCTTACAATTACTGGAAATACAACGTTTACCGGAACAGTTACCGGTATTTCTCAAATCAAGGAAATCCTTGAATATACAATATTTGAAACATCATATCAATCATCTTATGATAGTTCTGGATGGTGTATTAGTTTTCAGTCGGTTCCAATGACAAAGCCAGCAAGTGAAATCTGGGTAATAGAAGTAGAGGCACATTTCAGACCTTTCGGATGGTCTAGTGGCGGTGGTGATACTGGCTCGGCTGCTGTTTCTGGAAATTATGATTTAGGTGTCAAACTATTTCAAGGAAATACGTTACTTAAAGGAATTCAGCCTACATTTTATGGCGGCAGCTATGGTGGTGGTTATCTTTCTTTTAGTTACGTTTTAAATGTAGGAACTGTGGTTGATAATACATATTTTAAACTAACGCATACTATGGTTCAATTGTTTGCTGTTTCTAATGCTTATTATTATGTAGAATGGGGTCAGTATCAAAACTATCCTCTTACTAACAAGTTTAGAATTACAAAATACAAGACCAACTAATTTATGGACTTTCTATCCAGAGAGGGACAGCAGTATTACAATGAGACGCTTGGTGCTGCACAGGCTCAGACTAAGCTTCTTCCGCAGGTAATCGGTTACGAGAATGAAATCATGCCTGGCTTGCAGGCTCACCAAGCAGCAAACTTTGCAAGTCAGTCCCAGAACCTTCTTGGCATGTATCAAGGTCTGCAGGGAGACTCTCTCGCAGCACAGGGTGCTTATGGAAATGCACTTGTAAATCAGTTTGGTCAACTTGGTGCTAATGCGACAAGTCAGGCTGTTGCCGGAATGTCCGATTGGAACAGAAGCATCTATAACACTTTTGGACAGCAAGCGGCAAACGACCTTGCTCTTGGTTCTACTCTTAACGAACAGGAAACGACAGCCGCACAACAGTCTGCTAGGGCTGCCGCTGGTGCAAGAGGTCTTACCGGTAATCAGGCTATCGGAATGGAAGTCCTGAACTCTTATCAGCTTGGCAACCAGAGAAAGCAGCAGAGACAACAGACAGCACTCCAAGCAAACCAGATGGGTATGCAAACCCAGCAGTTTGGTGCACAGGCTTACATGCAACCCGCAATGCAGTTGAGCAACATGTATTCGTTGCCGGGAATGGTTGACCAGACACAGGCTTCTTTTGGAAACCTTGGTCCGTCATTCTTGCAGCCAGAGTCTCAGTATCTTGCAAACATCCGTGCTACGAACGCACAGGTTCAGATGGCACAGGCACAGGCAGCAGCCACAAGAAGTGCCGGCATGATGAGCATGGTAGGTGGAATTGTTGGCGGTCTTATCAAACTTTGCTGGGTAGCAAGAGAAGTCTACGGAGAAAAAGACATCCGATGGATTATCTTCAGAGAATGGCTTACGACAGACGCACCCAAGTGGCTTCTTGACATTTACACGAAGCACGGCGAAGATTTTGCCAAGTTCATTTCCAACAAGCCTATCCTTAAACGTATGGTTCGTTCTGCAATGGATATCGTCGTGAACAGACAACTTAAAAACATCAATTCCCATGCCTAATCAACCACAGCCGCAAGGAGGAACATTTTCCAAGTATCAAGGTGAACAGGTCCAGACAGTTCCCAATGGTTATCTTGAGTCTGCACAGACACAGGCTGCCATGTATGCAAACATCGGAAAGACCATCTCTGATGCAATCACCGAAAGCAAGACGATGGAACTTAAGAAGCAGGAAATTGATGTTGCTGGAGAAACTGCTTTGCAGGCAGGAAGAAAGAATGATATCGCACAGTCAAAACTTGAGGCAGATGCTGCAGCAAAAGAAGACGACAAGGTTACCAAATACATCACGGCAAGAACTACTGCTTACAAGGAACTGTATGGAATGCATGACCAATCTATTCAGACCATTGATGCTAGAATTTCCGGACTCCAACTTCAGTTAGATGAAGATGCTGATGCCAAAGGCAACAAATATGGCAAACTTAGCAATTCTGAAAAGAACGCTATCGTAGGTCAGATGTCTGCATTGAGAAAGAAGAGAGAAGGACATCAGGCCTCTATTGACGAAATTACCACAGGAATGAAGCTTCCTGGAACTCTTGCAGAGTATAAGGATACCGAAAAGCAAGAAGCAGTAAGACTTGCAAAGAGGAATATGGTTAAAGAAGCTTCTCAGACACTTCAAGAAAAGGGCCCAGAAATCGTTTCTAACTTTATTAAGCCTTTCAATCCAATCATCAACAGCGCACCTGTAAATCTTTTTTCAGACTATCTTAAAAACACGTTTGGAATTAAATAAATAAAATGCCTGAACTTTTCTCTAGATATGTAGCAGCAACGCCTCCTGGCGTAAAAGTAGAAGCAGAAAAACCTGCTACTACCGCAACACCTGTTGCACCTAAGTCTGGACAGACTGAAAGTTCTGCTGTTAAACCTATTGTTGGTGAAATTGCCGGTGAAACAGGAGTTTTGACTGGTGACCTTGGTCATAAGTTCAGGGTTACCAGCAACCTTAACAACAAGGCTGGCATTCCTATCTCTGGTCGAATTGTAAACAATAAGGAGACACCAGACCTCTTTAACATCGAAATCAACGATGCTAATTGGGGGGAAAACGCAGCCAAACTTACTGAACCGGAACTCAATTTCCACGCACAGAACAAGCGTAAACTTCACCTGATGAAGTTCATACTTGATAAGAACCTTGATAGAAATCTCTCTGTTGACCCTACGGCAGAGGAGCAAGATGAAGCCATCCAGATGTTTGATACCTATGGCTCTGGAAATGCTTCTAGAATCACCAAGGCTTATACGCTTGTAAGCAGAGCGTTCAGCGAAAAGCCCAAGTCCAAGGAAGACATTTCTTCGCTTCTTCTGCTTAATACTGCATTTGAAAGAACAGGTCAGTCTCTTAATTCTTATGTTCAGAACGGAGAGGTTGTAAATCGCAATGAGCCGCTTCCTGGTCCTACGGAGGGAGAGCGTATCAAGACACAGAGAAATAAGGATATGCTTGCGTTCTCGGCTACTACTCAAAACCCTGCCGGAACTTATACGCCTAAGTATGAGTCTAGAATTTCAGATATTGACAGAAGAATTGGAAATCTTGTCAAACAAAGAACAGGTCTTCGTGGAGACAATCCGGAAGTAAAGAAGATTAATGCCGAAATTGACAATTTGAATTCTGATAGAACCTCTTTTGTTTCTCAGGAAGAGCAGAATTTCAGAGTTTGGAAGGACGCACAAGAAGCCATTGCAAAGCAGCAAACTGATTTTACTAGCAGAATTGCGTCATATAATGCCACAATTGCTAATATTGACGAGGCTGACAAGACAGAACTTATCTTCCAAGACTTCTTCAACAAGCATGTTGAAGGCTGGGTTGGTATTCATGAAAATGATGATACTAAATTCAATGGATGGATTTCTCAGGGCGTAGCAGAGTTTTACAAGATTGCTCCTACCTTCCCTACTGCAACAGACAAACGTGGTGGAGTAAGAAACTCTTCAATGCTTCCGGGAGATTTCGTCAATTGGGTTCAAAAGAACGGAAAGTATAGATACTTTAAGAACAAGGTTGCTAACATGCAGAACCCTAAGGCAGAGAATCTTAATGATATTATCCAACTTACCTCTGATGCTGATAAGTTGATTTCTCCGCTTCAGGAACTGTTTTTTAAGTTTGATGAGCTTCAAAAGGGCTATTGGACAAGCAATACAATCAAGAAGTTCTTCTCTGAAGAGTATGCTGCCGAGGAAAACAACGTTTTCCATATCATGGCGGCTAGAAGAAAGTTTGTTACAGGTGGTGGTAATCCTTCCAATTACGAGCAGGAAATGCTTCTTTCTGGTATTCCCAATCCCGGCAAAGTCTTTTCTATGGCTGGGCTTAATAAAGAGCGTATCAGAACCATTGCCTATTTGACAATGCTTGACCACGCCAGAACTATGCAGAGGGCAAACTTCAAGATTACGGCATCAGCACTCAAGCATTACAATATGAGATACGCAAAGATTCTTGGGTATGATATTACTGCTGCGGACATCAATCGACATATGACCGTTATTGACACTTACGGACTTGGTTCTAAGGACGTTGGATATCAGGCTGGAACTGCTTCTGCAGAGAGAGCAAAGTCGTATTTTGACAAGTTCCACGACCTGTTGATGGCTGAAGAGATGAAGAGAAACGCCATTAAATAATGCTTGAAAAGCAATAATTCAAGTATTGAATCGTATCATGGCACAAAATCCCGGCGTTTTCGAGGCTCCAAGCACAGAAGTAGTTAAGCCAAAAGAGCCGTTTGCCGCAGGTTCTAGCTACGACAAGAGAGCGTTTTATCCACCTTCCTACGTTCTTCCAGGAACTAGAGAGAACAAAACAGCCATTACTTCTTTCAATAATAGTGACTCAAAGGAAGCAAGGGCCATAGGCTCTGATATTGATGCTGCTTTTGCGGAAAAATCGATATTTGACGTTAACTACAAGAAGTGGAGAGAGGATGCAGACCGCATTAGTGCTCTTCCATCGATGGATGCTTCTATTCCGGGAGTTCAGGCAAATAATGATAAAATCATGCCTAAAGAGCCCGTTCGTTCTTCTTACGGTTCTTGGCTTACGTCAAAAGGTGCAAACAAGGATGAAGTCATCACGAACCTTCTGAAAGAAGGAGAACAAGGCAACTTTTTGTTCAACAGACTTATGCAGGAAGGCGTTATGGATATTGTCAAGGAAGACCCAAACGCCCTGCGTGACCAAGAGTTTTTCACTAAAATCCTTCTTGAAAAGAAACTAATTTCCCCGGAAGAGCGTGCACAATACCTTGGAGGAAACAACAAGTATTCCAGAATCTATAGAACGGACATTCATTCTAAGGTTTGGGATGCCGCAAAAAAGGCAGGACTTGTAGAAGAACAATATCCTACGACATACCTTGAAAGACTGCAGTCTGGAGTTCCGCTTAATCCAGAGTCAAAGTCCGACCTTGAGATGTTCAAGGCTGCAAAGAGAATGCAGAGAAATCCCGGATTTTCAGATTGGGTCAATAATGCCAAGAATTCACTTGGTCATCTTTATGGTTCTGTGGTGGACCTTGCTCCTGCTACGCTTGAAGCCTTTGTTCATCCTGATTACACATGGAGCGATGACTTCAAGAATGCCTCTGGTGAAAACGGAGAACTTAAACAGAGTTTTATCTTTGAGGTAAACAAGCTTCTTGAGCAAAGAAGAATTTCAAAGGACACATTAGGAGGATTTCCCGCTGAACTCAAAGGTTTTAGGGAAAAACACGGAGGCATTTCCGAGCATGACTCTTTGAGAATGTTCCTTGACTCTAAAGACCCTACGTCAATCACAGAGATTGAAGAGCAATCAAAGAAGGTCGTTGACCTTTACGCAAAACTTAGAAAGAAAGGTGCGTTTACTGGTGCCGAAAACCCTGCTTTGGCTGCAGGTCAGAATACTGCCGGTTCCGTGCTTTCTTTGCTTGATGGCATCGTAACGGCAACCGCAGGACTTTCTTATCTTGTTACATCTACTGACCCTAATTCTGTAATCACAGAATATTTCGGTAGTGAGATTGGCTCAAGCCTTGCCGATGAAAGCAGATACGCACTTGGTGCAATCACATGGGAAGACGTTCAAATCAAGGCTCAAATGCGTTATATCAACGCAGTCCAAGCTATGCGTGAAGGCATTGCAAGCATACCGGAACAAGGTCTTTTTACTAAGATTAGCGGTGCTGGAAGCCAGAGAGTAAGAGAAGATGCATCTACTTTCCTTGACATCTGGACTGCAAGGGCTATCTATAAGAACTTTGGCAAGCTTGTTGGTTTTGGTGGAGTAGAAACCATCAAGGGTGCTGCAGAAGGTGCAGCCAAGGAAGCGGCAATTGAAGCCAGACTTATTGCGTCTGACATCGAAAGAAAAGGAGGCAAGCTTGAAGGTACATCTAGAGTGCTTCTTGAGTCTGTCAAGGATACAGCAAAGGCAAATGGCATGGTCATCGATGACTATGAAGCTATTGAAAGAATTATTTCAGGCAGAGCAAGATGGTTTAATCCTGCGACAAAGACCCTTGAAACAATCCCAAAGGAGATGGTTGAGGCGTTAAAGACTGACATCATCAACAAGAGCAATTCAATTGCTGGCGTCAGAAGACAGTTTGCCAAGATTGTAAAAGAAGGCAGAAACATCAACTATTCTACGGCATCCGAAGAAACCATCAAAAGGGTCAGACAGAGACTTTCTGAAATTGAACCCGGACTTTGGGATGACGCTTCTAATTTTGAGATTTATCAGAGATTGATGCAGGGCGGAATTGCAATGCCTGCTGGTAAGACAAGTGCTGTCAATATCACGGAATCGATGGTCAGCAACATAAGAAAAGAGGTTGGAGATGCGTGGAGAAAGTTTGATGCTAGTGACCTTGCTGGATACAAAGACTTGGAAGCAATCGAAGACCTTCTGATGAATATGCCTGGTCGTGGTATTACTTACGGTCTTTCCAGAGCATTCAGGGGTGTTCAAGCTGGTCTTGATAAGACAAGCAAAGAAGTGTCCAGATTTAATATGCCATCGCAGGGCGAAGTTGCTGCAATCCTTGGTGCTACAGGAGACGTAGATAAGGCCGCATCGATGAACATGACCGTGACATCTACGGGCAATTGGGCTGCCAAGTGGAATGAAGGAAGAAAGATTTGGTCTATTGCCAACCTTGCTGGTTATGGTGGTTATTTCTTTGAGTTCTGGAATGACTGGCTGAAAGCTTCTTCTCTTGCGACAAGTGAAGCACGCTCTGTTTCTGGAATTCTTCGTAAGAGTTACGGAACTCAACTTGATGACGCACTTGCCGAACTTGAAAGAACCGCTGCCGGTGTCAAAACGGGTCTTAGCACCAAGGAAGAACATGCTAAGTTGATGGCTAAGATTGAAAGACTTACAGCACTTAAGCAGTTTTCGAGCATTGCCAACGGACTTGTAGAGCATGGTATCGGTGCCGGTGTCTATCAGATTGGCAACGTGATGGCTTCTTCGTTTGTCAATGAAGGACTAATGTGGCTTGGCGACACGCAGATGCTTGGAACTGCAACAGGCTATACGTTTGGAACAAAGTCGTTGAGCGTAATGAATCGTTCTTTCATCAGAAACGTGTCTCCTACGCACGGAATTAATGAAAGAACAGTCCTAGACCTGATGGAACTTTCCGCAAGAATGGCTGAAATGGACCCCAGTCAGGCTGTTACAATCAGAGAAATGATTGATACGCTTGTTCAAAGACGAGACGGCAAGATGAATGCTCCTGGCTCGATGATACTGAAAGTCAATCAATCCATCCTTGCACAGAAGGAGTTTGCCGCTTATATATCGCTTATCAACAGAGCGTTGAGTGGAACTAATGTCGAGTTTCATGACGCTTCTGTTACATCCGCAGCTGTTGCACTTTGGGGCAGCAGAGAGTTTGCCACTCCAGAACTTGCGGAAGCCGCAAAAGACCAATTCCTGCAGCAAGCAAAAGAGCTTGGACTTACCGGAATCGAGGCTGAAGCACATGCCAAGCAGATGATGAAGACACACACCGACTCGCTTGCCGCAGAAGCAGGTATCGGTGACATTGACCTTAAGATTAAAAAGCTTAACGAACTTGTAGTTAATCTTGAAAAGGATGGTAAAGACAGAATTTCAAAGTTCAGAGATGTCGCAAAACTTGTAGCACAAGAAGCTGGAGTTTCGGTCGAGAATGTTAAACTCAACGAACAGGGCTTTGTCGTTACTGCAGCGGGCAAAGATGGAGCTCCTGTTGACATAACATCAAATCTTAGTGCAAAGACAATCAGCAAGATTAACTCGTTTAAGTCCTCTTGGGTTGAACTATCAAAAGAACTTGCAAACAACAAGCAGCAGGTTCTTGATGCTAATACTCAGATTTCAGCACTTGAAGGAGAAAGAAGCAAGTTGGTTCCATCGCTATCTCCTACCAGAAGTGCAAGAATTGGAGAATTCATGACGCTTGATAACGGGGTGACGATTGAAAAAAGAGAAGGCGTTATCCTGTTTCACGTTCCTACCGATGACGGTTTTGGCAACATGGTGTCAAAGACACAAATCCTCATCGACAAGGATGCTTTCCTTAGACCTGCTACATCAACGACAAGACCCGGTGCTTCAATCGTCCTTGAAGAACTAGCACACGCCCTCTTCCTTTCCGACGCACTTGCGTCCAACAGAACAACGTTCATGCGTCACTTCCTTGGCAAGTGGGAACTGAATGAGCATAATGAGTTCGTGATGAAGGAAGGTCCGACTGTGGCAAAGACTCCAGAACAGGCTATTGCCTTCATGGACATGTATGCCAAAGCATACGCAGACGGACTTGGACCGGAACAAGGTCCAATCTTTCTTGCAAGATGGGAGCATGGCAAAAAACAATGGCAGATGAATAAGGCTGACACAAGACACATGCAAGATGTCTTCCTTGAAATCTGGGGAAAGGTATACCAGATGCGTCAGCTTGTTGCCAATCCTCAAGCGGTAAAAACAGGAGCAACTCCTCAGTCTTTCCACGGAAGATGGGAAACTTCTCCTATTGTGGCTGGCAACGGAGTCTGGAAGAACTTCTTCAAGTTTGCCTTTGGTCAGACTACGTTCATGGACATGGTTACTCAAGATGATGCAAACAACCTTCTTGCTTATTACTCCAGAGACATCGATGAGTCCAAGATGACTCACGAAGAAGTTGAAAACAGAAAACAGGAGATTGCTCGACTTGAGGAAAGAATTGCAGGAAGCAAGATGTGGACAGACATGTTCATGATGGGCGGTGTCTACGATAAAATGATGCGTTCTACTGTCATTGACCTTGGCAGAAAGTTTGGCTTCAAGATGGAAGGCAACGACTCTCTTGACCCTGCAAAGTTCTTTTCTTCCACGGAGTTGTGGGATGAGGTAACCGGAAAATACGCACCTGTTCATCCTTCGCTTCAACAGACGGTTGATGCAGCACATGCGATGACCAGAGGTGTTCCTTCTCAGATTAGCATGAACGACAACTTCATGTTTGATGCCATCCATAGTGAAGAAGATTCTAATTCTCCCGAAGCAAGACAGAGAAGAATTCTTTGGGCATTTGCAACGGGAAGAAAAGAATGGCTAGGCAAAGATGGCAAGTTCAAGGCACCGATTGCACAGTTATTCAAGGAAGAGTCAAAGCCCATTGAAGTCTTCAAGAACGTCGTCGTTGATACTGACGATAGAGGTCAGATTTACGGACTGCTTCCGTTCAAGAATAAGAATGGAAAGATTGTTCTTTCTGGAACTCCAAGCAAGGAACAGAGCCAAAGGCTTATCGAATGGCTGAAAACTACCGGTGAATTTGGTGCTTCATCTCCGTTCAGAATGAACAACCACCATCTTGACACTATCGCCAAGATGCTTGATGCGATTGGCAGAAGCGACGTGCTTGATGCCGAAAATCAGAAAAACAAGACAGCTGGACACATTCCTGTTTTCCTCGTCGATTATGCAGGTGTTACTCATATGACCGAAACAGGAAAGGTCGTAAGAGGTCACCAAGGCATGAGAAGGTTTGCTCCGTTTGCCGTTGTCATTGACCAAACAACTCTTGATGAGTCTGGCTATAAGTTGAAGGAAAGAGACAAGAAAGGCTACATAACGGATAAGAACATGGAGCCGGTTGATATGATGTATTTCTGGGTTGTCGATGTCGACGCTTGGAATGATAGGTCTAAGGCTTCTTGGGAAGGAAGTCTCAAGGACTCAAAGGGCACAAGATACGAATGGTCGCATCAGGAAATCAAGAACATGTTTACCAATTACAACATGTTCATCGAGGCACAGGAGAAGGTTCTGATGAACTTCTCGCAGGGCGGACCGTATCAAGGTAACGCTACGAGATTTCCTCCCAAGAGGTCATGGCAGGTGCTGCTTCCGTATGCAAATGGCAACCAGAAGGTAGCCATGAAGATGGCTGATGTCATCCTGAGAACAATTGGTTTTCCTGATAGCGAACTTGGAGAACTGATTGCACTTGAGTCCAAGGACGCAAAGAAACTGTCTACTGATGAAAAAGCCAGACTTAAGACACTTCGTGACAAAGACATTGAAAGAGACGAGGCTTCTGAATTCTTTGCAAGATTGAGAGCCAAGAACCAGAATGAGTATGGTTCTGGTGCTGATTGGGACGCAAAGATGATTTTCACAAAAATCAGACCAGACAGAGTTCTTGGCTCTATTGGAAGAGTTCTCACAAAGAGTGGTGAACCGGCAATGATTCCATTTACCAATAACGTATATTCCTGGGGTAAAGCCAACCATGCGACAGGTAGCGCGTGGTTTAATATCACAAATAGTGAGATTACAACTATGTCAAATCAGTATAACATGGGAGAAGATAGGGTTCTGTCTGGTGCAAGACACGGCTCTGGTTACTCCTTGTGGCTGGTTGAAAGAAAGAACCCTGCGTTCCACGGAGTCACGGAGCAGCGATGGATTGCCTTTGACCCCGAGAGAAGAAGAGTTTCCGGAGAATTCAAACTCAGAACGGATGCTGAAAACGCAGCCATGAAGCACTCGGTAGAAAACCCATTGTCTAACTCTCCCCAGATTGGCAATGCGTTTGAAATGAGCATGAGTGAGGCTGGCTTTATTCCTGTCGGCACTACATTTGAGGCCGGTAGAAGAACCGAATTTATTTCCAAAGACGGAACTTGGACTGTTAAGAGAAACGCTGGCACCAAGAAGTTTGACCTTGTTGACACCAAATCCGGTCTTACCATCAGGACAAATATGTCACTTAAGGGCAACCAACAGGGTGCTCGAACAGATGTCCTTATGGCGACAATTCAAGACGCAGTTGAGTCTGGTTCAGTCGAGGTTGCTATCACAAACGAGAAGCACAGACAACTTACCGAGTCTGGAGTCATGGAGTGGAAGAAAACTACTGTTGAAAACGGAGTTCAGCAGCAGGTCAGATTTGCTGACAAGAACCCTGTTTATTGGGCGTTCAAAAAGCACCTACGTAACGTCGGTGATGCTGCTTGGGCTAACGAAGTTGCTGCGTCTATGGTGCAAGAACTTGGTGCTGACGTTGTTGAGTCTAGTCCATCAAAGACGATTGCATGGATTCAGGACTTCAGAAAGAAAGGTTACTTTGGTTGGTATTTTGATAATAAGGTTCTTGCTGAAGGTCAACAGACATTCAGAGAAATGGTCGCAAGTGAAAAAGATGCTGCAGACAGAAAGAAAGTTCCTCTCAATCCTGTCAGACCGAAGACACCTACAGGTCCTAAGCCGGCACACTATACCAATGAAGAATGGCTTGCGATGAGGGCTGAGATTGATGCCGCACAGGTTGATTATGACGTGTGGCATGAGGGTGCTGTCGAGAAAGAGCAGGATGTCGCAAGACACAGACAGTCTCTTGAACTTGCACTTAAGTGGTCGGATGGTCTTATCAAGGACTACGAAACATTCATTGAGAGAGAAAAGAAGGGTCCTGCTCCCACGACTACCAATAACATGGAGGCTGCTCATTTTGCAGAAACCCACCTCCAGACAATCAATGCCATCAGAAGAGCAGGCGTTGCCACCAAGAACATCACATACTTGAATGACTTTGGCTACCTCATCGCACAGATTGCCCCGAAGGACGTTCTTGACCTTGGCGGAAAGAAGGTTGTCGTGCCGAGTATTTCTGGTGCTATCGCCAATACATTGACAGGCAAGAACACCAAGTATAGACCTAACCTGTTCTATGTGTATAGCCCGAAGGGTATGATGGTCGGTTCTTACAAGTCTTTTCAAGATGCGTCCAATGCATCCAATGAAGATATCATCAAGAATAGAAATCTTGAGGTTGTCAGACCCGGACTTACACAGGGTGAAAGAAGTGAAATAGAAAAGAGATATAATCGATGAACGATAACTACGAGGAGTTGATTACATCCTTTAAAAAGGCTGGATGGATTATGGCAATCCTTGGCGGTCTTGGCATGCTGATGAGGCTTATCTTCACCAATGAGAGGTTCGTAATGTCAATCTGGACGAAGAAGATAGTCGCTGCCTCGATTGTTGGCTTGCTTGTTTTCTTCTCCTTGCATGAAGTAGATTTAGATGAAGTCTATAAAAGCGTCATTTGTTCTATTTCTGGTTCTTTTGCTCCTGAACTTTTTGACTTTGTTCGTAATAAATTCCTATCTAAACTTAAACAAAATGAATGATGAACTCGCATTCCTAAACCCGTTTCAATCCATCCTTGCTTCTACTGCTGCTGGAACGGCTGCTCCAAAGAGCAAATACAAACTCCAAACGGAGTCTCCATACGACCTCAAGACAGAGGAACAGATGAGAAGATGGGACAGGGCAGAAGATATCAAGGATAAGGTCGCCTTCATCGAAACAGGCGGCAGTTACGACACCAAGGCTATCGGAGACAAGCACCTTGCCAATAAAGCCTATGGTCTGTTTCAGTTCAGAAAGCCGGCACTTAATGAAGTCAATAAGGCTTTGAAGGAAAATGGACTGAAGTATCAATACACGCTTGATGACATGTTGGACGAAACAAAGGCTACTGATGCGTTCAGAATTTATACTTATTACAACGCAAAGTATTTTGAAAAGGTATTTGGCAGGTCGCCGACAGATGAGGAACTAATGTTGGCACATAACACAAGTTATGGCAGCGTTCCCAAAGGCATGGCTAAGGCCAACGAAAAAGACTCATATATTGACAAGATTAGAAACCTTGGCACAACATTCAAGCCGAGGGAGAAGAAATGAGACCCCTGATTTTTCTCTTTTTTTTACTACTTGTTGGATGTGTCACTACGCAAGAAGAACAAGTGGTAGTCGACAACAATCCGAAGAAGGATGAATATATTGACTATATCGAGAACGTAGCAGCTGACGCAGCTGCCGGAGTTCTCGCTGTGCAAGAGAAACTGCAAAATGAAGACATCAAGAGCCAGGTTCTAGAGTCCCAATTCATCAGACTCTCTGGTATCAAGCCACCTAGTGTTGCCAAACTTGAAGAACAGAGGGCGATAATCGCCAATAACGACACCAAGGCTGCCTCCGAAGATAAGGCTAAAGCCGTTAAGATTGATAAAGAAACCACCGAACTTTACTCCAAGGTTGCTGCTCTTGACAAGAAGTTGAGTGATGCAAAGGCCGCCGAAGAAAAAGCCATCGCTCTTTCCAAACAAGCCTCGAAAGAGAAGAGCATCTGGTATATCACAGCATTGGGTTGCGGGTTGCTTGCCATAGGTATCTTTGTAGCGGCCTTTACGCCAAAGAAGATAGCGGGTGGTATAGTAATTGCGGGTGGTATGCTCTGTGCTTCCTCCGCTTGGATTTTTGAGTCCGAAGTTTACTCTTGGGTTCTCTTGGGCACAATTGCACTTGTCGTAGTCAACATTGGAGCCGCAGCGACATTTGCTATCTGGAGATTTATCCGTGAGAAGTTTTTCCGAAGAACTCCTTGACGGAGGGCTGAAAAAAGGAATAATCACTTCAGTCGAGCAGGATGTGGACAGGGTTTGTCGTTGACCTTTTGGGGTCTTGCTCGATTAGTTTCCTTGCCTACTGTTCTACAAGGCTCTGAAACGCTATTTACCGCTTTGTAGTGAGGAACGACTCTGTAAGAATTATTGATTTTCGTGCGGAACTTCTTGGTAATCATCTTACCTTCTCGCATGAACGCAGTAACCTTCTTGGTCGCATGGCTTCTGGAGATGCTGTATTTGGCTGCGATATCCCAGACGGTAAACCAGTCAGGACCGGGAGGCTCGTCTGAGATTTCATACTGAAACAGAGCGTCAATTAGATTGTCCGTTTCCGTTTTCTTTTTGTTTTTGTCTTTCATTGATGGTTTGGGTTACAAGCATAGACCAAGCCTCGAATTTCTCCTTGAGCGAAGATAGTTCTTCGTCGGTCATGTTGGCAAGGTTTCTCTGGTCCTTACGCTTCCAATAGGAAGTGAGAGGAGGTAGTCCGTTTTCCGGACCTCTGTTCAGCAACGAGATATAGTTGACCCCGTATTCAGAGCCAGCCTCCTTTGCCGTAAGACCTCTTGCGAGAGCCTTGATGTAGATTTCCTTTAGCGTTAGTTTGTTTTGTGCTTCCATGTGCGAATTTCGGTAGTCCAAATCCAGCCGTCGTTGAAGCGATGGGCTTGCCATACCTTCCATTCGTTGCCTTCAACGATGCCGTATGTCCAGCCAAGACCCCATTGTGAGGTGGCTAGTCTGTTCTTGGCGTAGTCCATTTCTCGCTTGAGGCACATACAGCCTCCGGAGAAACCGACGACACCTCCGTGCTTTTTTGCGGTGACGCAAGCGATGCGATGGATGTGTCCCATGATTACGGCACCCCCAGGACTTCCGTAGTGGGAAGCCTGTTCTTCGACTGCGTTGCGGTTACAGGTGTATCCGTGGACAGTAGTGATAGGACCAAGTTTATACACGCCAAGGTCTGCGTGATAGGGAAGGATGGTTCTGCAACCCTTCTTTTGCAGGAACGACTTGAGTTCCAAGTCCTGTTTCTCTGCCGCATCTCTGATAACGCCAGAGGATGAGCCTGTCATCAGTTGATGCAGTCTATCTTCGTGGTTTCCGTAGTGAAAAACAGTAGGACGTAATGCAGAGATGAACTCTTTGCCGATTGAAACATCTTCCTTCATCGACTCATGGGACTCTCTGTCGGAAGCACCTACGCCCCTGCGGATTGAACGGAAGTCGAAGCAGTCTCCAAGATGGATGCGGTGCATTGGCTTGAAGTCCTTGAGGAAGGCTACCATTCCGTCGAAGGCGATAGGGTCTACCTTGTCTCCGTGGTTGTCGCCCACGGCTATGAATGTCTGATATTTAGGCATTGTCGGCTATTTGTCTGATTATCTCATCTCTTTTTCTCTTTGCAACATTTTCCGACTTTCCGAGGTATTTTTTCATGCTCTTGCCTCCGATGTTGATGGTCATAAACCACTCGCCGTCAATAGAACGAACACCAAATAGGTCAGAGCGATGCATATGCTGAACGAAATAATCTTCTTCAGTAGGAGTCTTTTCGTAGAAACGGGAGTAATAGGCACGCCATTGTTTCTTGGCGAGGGAGTATTGAGTTTTATAAAGTTCCGATGTGGTGATGCATTCATTTCTATTGTCTATGGGTGGAGGGATGATGAAGTTGAGTGCTTGTCCGCCGGCTTTCAAGCCTTCGATTACTTCGATGAGTTCGTTTTGCTTCTTGTTCTTGTTTTTGGCAAGTTCAAACAGGGAAACAATCAACTGATGCTGGTCGTATCTGTCTGCCGACTTCCTGTCGTTCAGATACTTGACAATCAGTTCGGGGATAAGGGGATTGAATTCCACATTGAAATCATCCTTGTTGAACGAAATCACGAGCTTGTTGGCTTCTGTGTCCCAGATTTCCTGTTCAAGCGTTGACTGTTGTTCTAGTTTGTATCTCAATGTGGAATTCAGTTAAAGTGGTCGACCTTCAAGGAATCGAACCTTGATAACTCGCTTAGAAGGCGGGTGTTCTATCCGTTGAACTAAAGGTCGAAAAAGCCCTGTGCAGGATTTGAACCTGCGACCCTCTGTTTACAAAACAGATGCACTACCGCTGTGCTAACAGGGCATGTCAATTAGAAGGGAATAGCGTCCCCTTCGCTGTCGTCCGAGGGTTGACCCTGCTCGGAGTTCTTAATCGACCACAGAGCCTGTGCAGAGGCCTTTAACGATAGGTCTTTAGCACCTACCTTGCCCGTCTTTTCCCACGGCTTCGGCTCCCACTTGTTAGCCCAATAGTCAAGGTCGGAGAGAGGAAGATTGTTCAGACTCGTTCCCTTTGCCTTACCGAACGGAACAGGAAGGTCGAAATTGACTTCGCCTGCAATGTCAGAAGAGGCGTTAGGGTTGGGGATGAACTTGGTCGTCTGGACGCTCGAAGACTTGACTGCTGGGGCAGACGGAGTGCGAGCGATGCGGTCGATTTCGGCATCATCATCTTCGGTAGCGACACCGGCAACGGAGGCGAGAGCATAGCGGCGGAGATAGGAAATGATAGCACCAGCCTCCTGTCCCTTCACGCTGTCACCGACAGGGATGCAGATGCTTTCCTCGATGGAAGCACCAGAGGTATGCACCACGATGGTGTTCACGCCGATGCTCTTATCACAAGAGGTCGGGAACTGAAGGATAGCCAAGCCGTGCTTCTGGAAGATGGGCTTGATAGCCTCAAGGTGTGCACCAAGGGAGGCATACTTGTTCTTGTGGAACGGATTAGTGCTGTCAGCATGAACGTCCTTCGTCTCTGCGATAGCAGCGACAAGGGCAGCGTTAAGTTGGGCACGGTATTCGATGTTGTTGGTCATGGTAGTGTCGGGCATAAAGTTATCAGAGAATTCGGTCCAAGTGTATTTCTTGTATGGTCGGTATTGGCTCATAGGTCAAGTGGTTTCTGGTATTTGTTTCGTGAGAAAAGTAGTTTCCATCTTTCGACGTCTTTGGCAAGCATCTTTTTTGCGAATTCTGCAGATTTTTTTCTGCAGATTGTTGAGCCGTGCTGGTTAACGGGGTCGTCAAATCTAGGAGTTCGTCCTTTGGTATTGTAATGACGTTTCACGACTGAACCTCCTTCGCACCAACGATGTCAAAGTAGTCACGGAAGCGACCAATCATTGCGGCACCGAGTTCTTGGTCTTCGAAACGACCAAGAAGACCGGACGACGTAAAGTTGGTCGTGATGACTGTCGGACGATGGTTGATGGTGCGTTCATCGACTACTGCGAACAGGTCGCAAGCGATACGTTGGGTCATCTTTTCCTTGCCAAAGTCGTCGATGTAAAGGAACGGACACTTGATGATTTCATCAAGACGCTTGCTATGGTCATGACGCTGGAAACCTTCGTCAATCATACGCTCGAAGCCACGCATTGTGAAGAACAATTGCTTCTTGAAGCACGACTTCCAATGACGACGAGTAATCTCCCAAGCGGCTCGAGTCTTGCCGAGTCGGGTAGTTCCGTGCAACAGGATGGAACGACCGTTCTTCCAGCCCTCCCACTCCATTGCAACTTTCTTCATGTTGTTGCATGGGATTTTATCCACTACAGTCTTGGTGTATTCGACAGGAATACCGATAGGCTCGTAAGCCCACTCTGCTCCACGCTTCGGGTCGCCGTTAAGAGTGTATTTGCTCTCACAGGAAGGACAGAAGAAACCGGGCCAAGAGATGTTTCCATTGAGCGTGAGAGGAACACGCTGTCCACCGCAATCACAGTTAGAAGGCTTCATGGTCTTTGCTGGTGAGGAGTTTGTTGGCGAACTTGGAGTTTGACTGCTTGACAGGGAAAAGCCCAACCCACCCACTTCGAATAGAGTTTTTGATTGATGTAATTGCGTCATGTTCTGTTTGTTCTGTTAGGAATTTCAATTGTTCAAGGATTGAGGTCGGTGTCAACGGCTTTTTTATCTCCTTGCGGAAGATAACCCATTCGTCCCAGACCTTTGCGAATTCCTCCGAATGAGGGAGTGGGGGAAGTAGCAGGGTGTTATTATCTACTACTTTATTCTTTCTACTAACATATGTGCCAGATTTCTGGCGGGGGGGCTGCTCGATTTCTGGCGGGGTGGCTTCAGAAATCTGGCGGGGTTGGGCACGAAAAGACTGCGTAACACAGGTCTTCAATGTGCGTTTGATGCCGTCTTCGATGGTTCTGGTGATGTAGCCACGATGCTCAAGGATGTGCAAAGAAGCACGGACGGCAGACTCGGACAAGCCGAGCATACCTCCGAGATACTCATTGCTAGCATAACAGCCCTTTTCATTGTCAAGGGACTGCACGATTGCGAAGATTAGTTTTGCGTTGGCCGGAACTTCTTGGTCAAGCAAGACCTCTCTGGGGATGAAGACACCAGAAAACTGCGTGTATTTTTCGTTCATGGTCACACATCTTCGGAGTCCTCGAGGTCAATGTCAAGACCATCCGCAAAGAATGTCTGGTGGGCATCCACAATCATCGGAGTCTCCGAATTGATGAGAGAGGGCCAGATATCGTTGCTCTTGCAATTCTCGTAACGACAGAGAGCTTCGTTCAGTTGCTCTGCGGCACGATTGAAGAACTCTCTTCCCACTTTCGCAAGACCTACCGCGTTGAAGTGTTTCTTGTCAATGAACAAGAACACGAACTCGGCATTGGTGTCGAAGCAGTTGTCAACGATGCACTTGTAGAAATACGCCTGCATATGATACTTGTGCTTGTAGATAGCCTTTCGGATGTTGTCTACGCTTGGAATTTCAGAACACGTCTTGATGTCCAAGATTACGTTCTTGGATTTGTTGAAAAGGTCGACACGACCCTTGATTTTGCTTCCGAAGATTTCGGTGGAACCGCCGGCTTCGAAGAACACTTCGTCTCCTTCTTTAGCCCACTTGAAGTAAGGATTGGACTCGATGGCTTTGTAGCAGTTCGCAACAAGGTCGAATTCTTCCTGCGTTAGCACGGTCTTTCCTTCGTTGTTCGCAAGGAAGTCCTGCCAGATAATCTTACCCTCTTTGGTGCGGCGGTCACATACAGGAGCAACCGTGAACTTGTCGCCAAACAACTGAGGGGTGAGAGATAGACAATGGACAGCGAGTCCGACCTTGAGCGAAGTGTTTTCTTCGTTGCTGGCGTTCTCGATGTTCTTCTTGAAGTGGTATGGAGAGTCCAGAAGGTGCTTCAATTTGGAGAAATTGATGCCTTCAAGACCATCGTATTCTTGGTCGCTGATGTTGTTGATTAGTTGGTTCATCGAGGTCAGTATGACCTTTTCAGGACTTCTGGCAAGGAGGAATTGAAGTATTTTTCAAGGAAATGAAAATGCCAAAGTCTGGAGAATGATACTTTGAGGAATGTTTCTCGCACACAAGCGAGTCGTCTTTGATAAATCCGCAACGAACCAGGGAGTCCAAGATGGACTTCTCAAGATTGTCAAGGTCTGGTCTTGTCGTCTTGTAGCTCGTGCAATCCAGGAGAGACTTCTTCGTAGATTTGAGATGAGAAAAGTAGAATCTCATCTCACATTGAACAGGCTCGTCTACCGGATTAGCCGGAGCCGCCGCTTGAATTAATTTTTCAAATTGCGCTACCCATCTCTTGTGGGGAGACGATGACATTTTACCGACAAACATACGTCCGTTACGTCCTTTTAGTATCCTTAGCGACGATTGATGTGTTGTCTTTGTCGGTTCAATCTTGACAAACATCTTGATTTCTTTCATAATGATGCAAAATAACTATCATGGAATTCAAACCCGTCAACGAAAATCTAGCAAAACCTGCAAGAACGATGCCACAGAAAAGCGTCACCATCATTGAGAATTTGCTCAAAGAGGGAAAGACCTGTGAGGAGACTGCTAAACTCGCAGAAGTGAGAAAGCAGACAGTCGTGGACATCAGGAAGCAGATGGAAGTGGACGGCAAGATGGAGATGGGTTCTTGGAAGAAAGAGGTTTCCAATCTCCTCGGAGAGTTCGCACTAAAAGGTGCAAAACGACTCGTAGACGAGATTGATACCATGCCGATTGGACAGGTAACTATGGCCGTTGCGATTGCCGTTGACAAGGTGCGTGATTTGACGGACACTCCGACCATAAAAGTGGAAGCCCGACTAAAAATTAGCCAAGATGAATTAAACAAGGCTTTTGGGCTTGACGCAAAGCCACTCAATGTAATAGACATTGAGCCTACCAATCCCAATCCATGAAACCCATAAACCACTACGAAAAGTTGCTATCTGAAGACGGAAAGTCTATCCTTACCTGCGAAGACCCTGTTCCGCTTCTGGCGAAACTCCACGACGGCACGATTTCCCGCTTCGACTGCTGGAACATCCTGCGACTCATCCACGCCGGCGAGTTTAACTGCAACCTTCCTCAGTATGGAACGATGACTGTGTTCTCTCTCTCGAAAGACCCCGATGAATTCCGTCGTCTCTACGACCAAGGCTGCGAAATGCTCCGTGAGAACGGACAGTTGTCCTCTGAAGATGAGGCGTTCCTTGAACAAGATGCCAAGAAAGAGAAGCTTGTCATCAAGATTGAACTAACTCCCAAGAAGAAGGATAAGGCCGCAAAGAAGAAGAAAAAGCCCATTGACAAAGATGACCTTGGTGGTAACTTCAATAATCGCTTCAACTAATATGAAAATCACAGAACAGACAAAATCTTGCCAGACCTTTGCGTATGGCAAGTTGAACGGACTTAACAATCGTGAGTCAGCACGACTCTGCCTTCTCATTCCGGAAGGCGTTGATGCCAACAAAATCAGCGCCAATGCGGTTGCGGTCTATCTTGCCGTGTGCAGGGAGCCGAACGTCAACGCTCTCAACCATGCCGCCAACAACGACGAAGGCAATCCCTCTCGTTCCAAGTTGGTGATGGCATACGAGAAGCATCGCAAGGCGTTCAAGAAGATTGTCGAGAACAGAACCATCCAGAAGTCTGTCTGCGACATCATTGCGGAGTCCATTTCGAGCGAAGAATTGTCCAGCGCTGAAAACGTCAGAGCGTTCTTCCTCTCTAAACTCCTAACAACCAGCATTCGATGAACGAAGAAGAAGAAGTCTACGAAGCCCTGCTTGATATCACGGAAGAAGAATACAATTCCTGGTTCAAGTAAGGAATGATTTGAGTCATTGCGAGATATAGTTTCTCGCAGCATGAGCAAGGGGTTCGGTTTCAATGTCTGAAGCCGAGGTAACGGAAATACCTTCCGCCCCTTGTTTTTTTTGTGGACAGATGCCAGAAAATCGGGATAATGAGGTTATGTCGAAAAAGAAACGAAACAAAAAGCCCAAGACCACCTCGGAACTGCTGGATGCTATCAAGAATAAATACTTCGATGGCAAACCGCCAAAGAACGAAAAACAGCGTCACGCTGTCAACTTCTTGTTCGAAACCTATTCCTTCAACCTAAACTCCAAAAAATAACAAAATGAGCGTAGTCAACAACGACTGGACATACTGCACCCTGTGTGCTTACGGACACGATAGCGACCAAGTTATCATCTCCGAGATGGAACGATTAGTGCAAGAACTGCAAGACCCCGACGATAACTCGCCGTTGTCGTTCTTCCAACACCTCCCTATCCCTGCGTGTCTCATCGAAACCTGTTACAAAATCGGTGACGACGTAGAGTATCATAACACCGAAGAGTGCGGCTATCCTTACCTACACTACTACACCAAGAAGTGCTGGGGCACTCCGTTCGATGCCGACACCGTTATGATTACCGACCACGGAGAATACATCGAATACGAATTCCGTGTCCTTGACGGACACCCGCTTCCGTGGCTCAAGGAGATGAGCATCGAATTCCCCTCCCTGTTCTTCGAGATTGAATGTGAGAACGAGATGGAACTCTGGGACTCCTTCACCACTACCGTGATGAATGGAGACGAAATCGACACCTACTACCACAAGAAACAGCGCAAGAAAAATGGATAACCAAAAGATACTCAAGGATAAGCGTAAGCAATCCTCAATCACCACAGCAGCAATGTCTATCTGCGTAAATCCGGACGCACTCGACTCGATGATGGACGTAATCTACACATACAACGAGTTCTTGAAAGACAAAAACGAGACGAACTATCGCAACCTAGTATTCTCGCTTCACGAGATGATGCTCAAGGCCAAAATCATGCGTAGCGAGGAAGAACTGCGACAAATCAAGTCGTCAGATTTGGCAAAAAACGGAACGATTGATGAAATCATTAATGCGTTTTTTCCGCACATCGAACGATTAGAGAAGTAAACCATCCACCGGCTACAAGCAATGCAATCAAACTTGCAACACAAGCAACATGACCAAAACGAGGTGAGACGCAATTCTAAAGATTGCTTCGTTACCATTGCCACCATTGAACTCGAACTCGAGTTGATGCGATGTTGGATACCAGATTGAAAACCATAACATGAACGAATACGAGATACTGTTCTATACGATTAGAGATGTGGTATTGTTTACACATACCATGCTATCTAACGCAGTCCGAAAGAAAGCAAGACGACTTGCAATCACCGCCGGCCTCAACATCAAAACGTGATTATCGGATTTACTTTCTTTACTATCTGTTTGACGCTACCATTGCATGTTGGCATGTTTTACGTAAGTCATTGTATTACAATAACTTCTGATTTACTTTCTTTACTATATTCTGGTCGGTTGCCTGATAATCTGTTATGATGCATCTGTTGAGTCGAGAACTATCCATACAAGCAACACGAAGCGTGATAGCAACACTATCACAGCATGTAGTGCTGTCTATGCGTGTGCATAGAGTATTGCTAGCAATCGTTCAGCACAACCCAAAACAACAAAACAACAAAACGACATGTGTAAGTTAATCGCTATGTCGAGCTTGTCCTGCAAAACTCTTAAGCAGGCTTCTCGGCTAATCAAAGTATCGAGCGAAATGCTCGGAAGCAGTCAGCGTGACGGCTTCGGTTATGCTATCAAAGCATCCGAAGGCGTTTTCGTCGAACGCTATGTAAACCCGTCTGCATGCAAGGGTATGGGAACGCTCAAAGCGTCCCGTGACATCTTGCCTGTGGCGCTTCAAACGCAATTAGTGTATGGAGTCGATTATGACCAGCACGGCAACATTCCTAGCAAGACTCCTTTGCTCGGAAGCTTCATTGCTCACGGCAGAACCGCAACGTGCGGCAAGAACATTACCAACACGCATCCATTCACAGGTTTCAAGGATGGCAAGCAATGGACCATTGCTCACAACGGTGTTGTAGATTGGTCTGGTGAAGTGCTTCCTCTGCAGACTACCTGCGATAGCGAGCACATCCTCAATTGCTTCCTTCACTTGGACGGCGAGCAATCCTTCTCCAAGGGTCTTGCAGGCTATGCTGCTGTGGTAGGTATCAATCCGCAGGGTGAAATGTTCGCTTTGCGTGATGACCGAGCACCGCTATATGTGCAATACATCAAGGAACTCAATAACTACATCCTTTGCACCGACCAAGACCATTGCAATAAGTTGTCGGAAATGCTCTGCGAATTCAATAACATCAAGCCCGCAACCATTACTACGCCAATGATGATTGCATCGTATGTTAAGCATACGTTCCACGCTAGCGGCGAAGTTACCTCCGTATCCTTTGCGAAGTTTGATAGCTCTTCTCGCTCCATCAGCACTTCGAGCATCTATCGCTCCCTTGGTAGTGCAGGTGCTGCAGGTTATCGGTCTGCGTGGGATGACGACGATTACAACCCCTACGGCTATCGTGTCGCAACTCCTGCTGCCGGTGGCGTAAGCAGCCCTAGCACCGCAAGCAATGGTGAAGTGTCCGCAGATGCTCTTGAAGAGTATCGCAAGCAACAGGCACGCCGCCATCAAAGCAACGCAACCAAGCCTTGGAAGCACAAGAAGTAATGCCTTCTTTTCATTCTCTCAACACTTACGGGTTCGGCAACGAATCCGTGCAACCAAACCAAAATACCAAAAACAACATCATGTCTAACGACATCAAACTCGGACTCGAGCTTTCGTCTCGGTCCATCATCCGCAAGCAACAACTGAAAGTATGGAGGGAACTCACGATTAGCACTCGCGTTTTCAACGCAGAGCCTGTCGTGAAGTGGAACGCTCTCCCTATCGAAGTCCGCAATCAGCCAAAGACGCTTCTGCTAGCACTCCGTGCTTCGAACGCTTACGGCGACCGCTATCCGCAGGCTATTGACATCGCAGCAATGGTTGCTCGTGCTCAATTCTTCAATCTGCTGAAAGCAATGAAGATTGCTGGTGAAGATAGCCCTTCTGTCCTTGCGTGGATGGGTCGCAACCGTTCTTACCTCTGGAGCACGCATCGCTATGATACGTGCAATTGGTATGACCTCTGGCAGCGTGATAAACTGCACGCTGGCTATGAAAACGGAGACGGAGTGCAAGCCTGGGCTGCTAACACGCAGCAGTATTACAACAAGCAGCGTGACTTCTGCTACAATAACAGCACGAGCTTGCACAACGCTCTTTGCTGGCTTAATCGCAGTTATCGCTTGCGTCAGGACGCTCGAAACAACTATCAGGACAATATCAATCTCAATGGCAACGGACTCTCCGTTCGTGACCGTCTCTATCGTATCAAAGAGCAGGTCTACGCAACCCGTGCTATCCATTGGAGCACGTCCCTGACCCCTGCTGCATATCGTATCGCTAATCGCTTGCGTCCGCAGGGTTCTTGCTTGGGTATCGAGCTTGAATTCGTCGGTAGCTCCGGTAGCGACATTACTCAATGGGACTCCGATGATTTCCCTGCAATCCCGTTCCACTCGTTCAAGCACGATGGTAGCATCAGCACCAACGATAACAACGAACGTGTGTGTGCTTTGCAGGAATACACGGCATTCATCAATGGTGATGATGAGAGCGATTGGAACGAAGTGTTCAAAACTCTCAAGACTATGACCTCTAGCGGTGCTATCGTCAATAACACCTGCGGTAATCACGTTCACATCGATATGCGTCAAAAAAGCAATGCGTCCTATTATCGCACGGCTGGTAAGATGCGTGACGCTATCAATACGTGGGCTCATCGTATGGTATCTGTCAAGCGTGCCTATAATCGCTATTGCGGCATCCAAAACGGTCATCACAACAACCGTTACACCGCTGTCAATACTGCTTGCTGGACGGAACATCGAACCGTCGAAGTGCGTATCGGTATGCCTACTCTCAACCCTAACAAGTTGAAGTATTGGTCGCGCTTCTTGCAATACTTGGCTCGTGACCGAAACCATTGCGACTCGTTTGAGGACTTTATGAACGGTGATGCACCGCTCGACCTCAAGCTTTACGCAGTTCGACGCATCAAAAAGTTTGAAAGCACTTATCTCAATGCTGGTCATCAGCCTCTGCAGGCTTTCCAGCAATACGAGAGTGCTATCAATAACCTCTCCGCTATCGACCACGACTTCAGCAACAACACTATCATCTAATCAATAGATAGTTTTTAATCATCGGGTAGCATCGTAATTGGTGCTACCCTTTTTGTTTTTACACTCTAACTGTCAAAAAACACGGTTCCCAAAATCGAAGCAGCACTATCAAAGCGAGCAATTGATTTTATTGATGCAAAAGGATGGATGTATTCATCCTGTCAAGTGCATGCTTTGACAAAACGATGGAATGATTGATAGAGTGAAACGATGGAATGATGGAAATGATTGAATGATAGATAGTTAGAAATGATGGAACGGTTCCATTGAACGATTGAATGATTGACTGCAGCGAATGATTGACTGATAGAACGGAACGAATGATTGAATGATTGAATGATTGATTGCACCGCTATCACGCCCACTCGCCTGGGCAGCACATGTAAAGATATAAAAAGGCACAAAAAAAGGCCAGCCCGTAGGCTGACCTTGCACCATCACTCATCGATGGTG